AGACTTGAATGGGTCTGCGTTCATTTTTATCGTACCGACATTGAAATCATCTACGACAACTAGAATCTTAGAATCTTTGAGAAATCCGAAACGACTGAATAGATCGTTTTCTGGGTTATTCGTCTGTCCGAAATACTTTGATCCTAAAATCTTCTTCATGAACAACTCGAAAGTGGTTGTCTTGCCGGTCCCTTGCCCTCCCACTACGACTAGTGCAACAGTCGTGTGATGTCCTGGTTTTTGTATAATGTTTGCAAGCCATTTGAGTACATACTGTGAGTTTTTTCCGAAAAGTTTGCGTACATGTTCTACAAACATATTAGGTCTTCCTTGATAAGATTCATTTATACCTTCTGCAGCAAACCCAGACCATGTATTCAAAACACCATCGGGACACTTCAACGGCGGTGGTAAAAAGTCAAATCGCTCGTATGTCCTGATGGTCGGATCCTTGAGCCAGAGCTTTACAAACTGTTCGGTACCTACGAAAAAGTTTTCATAGAGATCGAAAAGTTCCTTTCGACTCAAAAGCTGGAGGTCAGACGTTCTCTGACGGACAAATCCAACTGGGCATTTGATTTTGAAGTGTGTTTTTTCAAATTCTACTTTAGCCTCTTGATACTCGTTATCATCATCCATGTGAGTGTCGTAGAGCCATACTAGAGTATCATCCTCTTGAGCCTGTATGAATTGTTCCATAAAATCGGTTTTGATACCAGGTTTGAACCCTTTGAGTGTCAGAACCTTGTTCAGACTGTAAATGTCTTTGTCAAAGCCGCGTGGACACGTCTTTTTGAGTTTTGTGTAGTCACATGCTTGTGTACCAGTGAGAATCAGTCTAATGACCGTCTTCCATGTCACCTTATCACCCTGAAGTTCCTGGCAAAACAACGACTTGATCTGAATCTTAGGTTCGTGACCATATCGTTCTATTATATGGTCTTGTATAGTCATCACCGCCTGCTGGAGTTGAGCCTCTACAATTTCATCTTGTTGTCCTGAGAGAATGGTCTTCTGGAAAAAGGGACGTTTCGCGTTTGTTGTCGTAAGGATTTCACCGGCACACGGGTGTGTCTCGAGAAACTTTCGTATTTCATTTTCGGTTCCAAGTTGGACGGCGTTCTTGGGCGTCGTGCAAAGTGTGACTGGTACCATACTTATCATAGGCTGATATTTTTATTCAGCAGGCGCCGCCTGAGTGTCGGCAGGCGCCGCCTGGGCTGCCTTTTTCTTGAGATAATATTCACGATTTTTTTGTTTCAATTTTTCTTTATTAGATTCCCTATATCTTTTGTCTCGGTCATGTTTGGTCTCGGTCTGACCTGCGTGCTGTTCATACACTTCAAGGAGTTTCTCTACTGGTATACCCTTAATGGTTATATCCATACTATTACAAGTTGAGAAAATTTTTAAGCCTGTCGCCTGGGGTTTGAGGTGCGGCTAAAAAATTATTTTCTCAGGACAAGGTAAGGATGGGCTGGATATACCTGATCAGGAACAAAGTCAATGGTAAATGCTACGTCGGTCAGACCCGTCAGAAGAAGGTTGAAATGAGATGGTCCCAGCATAAGAATCCGATGTCTTCGAATGTGTCTTATTTAGCCAATGCAATTAGAAAATACGGATGGGAATCATTCGAACCTCATATCATTTGTGATATCACGAATGATGAAATGGATGCACGTGAAATACTCGAAATTCGTGAACGGAACACACTTGCACCGAATGGATATAATCTAGCAAGTGGGGGTAATTCGAGAAAAATAACTCATCCGTCTACGAAAGAAAAGATAAGACAAAGTAAATTGGGAAAATTCCCAACTGAGGAGACGAAAATTAACATGGCGAACGCACAAATTGGTAGAGTATTTGCCTCTGAGCATCGTAAAAAAATGAGCGAAGCTTTAAAGAAAAATCCAAGAGTTCCTGTTCGGGAATACAACTCGATGGTAAGAGAGGTGAGTCAATACTCGCTCGAAGGAGTTTTTATAAAAAGTTATGAAAGTATAAAAAAGGCTGGAGAAGCTACAGGGTTCTCTAATTGTTCGATAAATAATTGTTGTAGGGGCCGCCGTAAAGCTTCAAATGGTTTCATTTGGAAATATACCAGTGTATATCAGATAAATCAATATACTTTAAGAGGGGAATTCATAAAGTCTTTTGAAAATATTAAAATGGCTTCAAAAGCTACAAGGTCCTCTGAAAGCGGAATAGGAGCTTGTTGTAACAAAAAATCTCACACGTCAAATGGCTTCGTCTGGAAACGCGAGTTAAAAGCTGAAGGCGCGGTGTAACAAATGTACAAGTCGCTTTTGTGTGACATTGATGGAGTAATTTTGAGATGTCCTCTGCTTATGGATCACGTCAAGGACAATTGTGTAAAGTACGTCGTCTCCAAGTTGCCCCATTGTAAAAACCCACACGAGACAAACCGTCTGTTGTACCTGAGCCATGGACACACGGCTCTGGGACTCTCAAAGGCTTTCCAGATTGACACGAGCGACTTTAACGAAAAGGTGTACGACAAGCGTCTCATCGAACACCTTTGTGAAATCCTGTACGGTACTGAGTTCCAACAGGAGGCGAAGGAGATTCATGAGTTGACTCAAAAGGATTGGAAGGTGACGCTGTTCACAAACAGTCCAGCTGAATGGGCTATACCGGTTGCTCGTGCGATTAGCGACAATGTGTATGTTGATTGTGCGGGAAGCAAATTTAAGCCTGACCCTGCGCGGTACGCACAGTTCCCGAAGCATATGACGCACCTTTACGTGGATGACTCGTTGAAAAACCTAGCTACGGTAAAATTTTCACCAAACTGGCACTGCATGTATTTCAACGAGGGTCCGGATGAGGATCGCCTCTGGTGTCCCCAGATCAGTTCCATATACGAGTTGATTGTGTACGTCAACTCAGTGGATCAGTGGATTCAAGACGGTCATACGCAATCTTCTTTTCGACCTTCAAAGTAAGCCTTTAGGTCCTTCTCCATGCGTTTCCCGGCGGGTGTCAATCTGAGGCTCTCCGTCACGTCTGTGATTGGGTCAAATGCGTGTCGTACAAGAACATCCCAGCGCTCCTTGTATTTACGGTCCTCGAAGCGACCATGCCAATGATGTAGAATAGTTCCAGGGACGTAAGAGAGTTTAAAATTTCGACAATTGTATTGATACTCCATAAGCATAATCTTGTAATTTAAGTGAATGGTTCCCGGGCAACTGTCCAAAACGCGCCCTATCCAAGCCATCGCCATGTGTCTGTCGCCCGAGCCGAGGATAGCCCAGTCGAGCAGCGAGCTTCCCATTGTCCGAAACGCTTTCCGTGTACACGCCCATGCGTACCCGGGGTGCCAATACCCATACTTATCCGTCTTGACGTAGGGCGTACCGCTGTCCGCGTGCATATACCCAAACCCTTTGTCAATCTTGATTGCTTCGTTGTTCGGTCCGAGGTTCACAGCCGTGCGAAACATCTGAACGACGTCATTCGTCTGGAGTGCATCGATCGTATCCTGAGCCCAGTTGGGATTCAGAAACGTAACGTCGGCGTCGATCCACGCCACGTACTTCCAATCCTCTGGAAGGTTTTTGATACCCACGTTGATGAGCTTCTCCTTCATCCACACAGGGCTATCTGACTTGTTTTTCACGTGGTTCCACACTGGGAGTTTGGGAAGCGGCGCCGGTCCGATGAGTTCAGACACGACGATACGCACCCCCTTGACGTTCTGAATCTCATGCACAAAATTGATGAACAGCTCTTGACGTCGTTTGAATCCACAGTAATTAAAGTATGGAAGGACGACGTAAAGAATGTCAGGTGGACCAGGGCGATAACATGTTATCGGACACCACATCATCGACTACTTAATCGATAGAACTTTATTTCGCGATGACGACACGGTACTTTCCACCGAGGACACGCTCAGTCTCACGGGCTGCACCTCGCAGACTGGGCTTGGACCACAAAAGCCAACGGGACCAGAATCCCGCCTTAAAGCGACCTGAGGGACTCCAATTTTCACGCCTGACGTGACGCCTCAGGTAACGCATCATACGTTCAGGGTCTTTATGTATAGTGTAATCTGAGTATCCACGGAGACCAAAGCTGACTGTTTTTCCATCCGGAAATGTAGCGCGCCATTTGTGCGGTGGCGCTCCGCGACAGACACGAATCACCTCCTTCATACTAGGTATCAAGAATCTTTTCAGGTGTCCTTCGGACTTGTCCTGTTTCTCACTCCTCCTCCTTGGGAGGAGTAAAGTGCTTCAGAGCCACCTTGTGGGCGTGCACCTTGGCAATCTTCTCAGTGACATTGTATCGCTTGTCCTCCATGGACGCCTGCAGAATGTCGCGGTAGACGTCAGTGTCCTCGAGAGCCAGCTTCAACTCCTCGTTCGTCTCCTTGGTGCGAGCCTTGA